ACTACTTTGTCTTGAGAACCTGAACGATTTACTTGTGATGGAGATATAATTGGTATGCCTAATTCTTTAGCTAAACCTTTTGCGTCAGTGTATATATCATCAATATCGTCTTTTCGTTCATTACGAGCGCGACGATTACGTAGTAAGTCTAAATAGTCGATGAATATAGCATCCGGTACGAAATCATGTTGGATACGCAATTGATCTAAATGACTTTCAATCGTATCTAATGACGCACGTTTAGGTGCATATTCTTTAATAATTAATCTACCTGCTAATCCTTTAACTTGTTGTTCGACTTTAACTCTATGCATTAATAATTGATCTACTGGTATGTTAGTTAAATTAGCATCGAATCGTTTACCAACATATCCTTCACCTAATTCTAGAGAGTAATAAACAATTTTAGCACCTAATTTAGCTGCTTCTAGAGCCATTGAAATTGCAGCCCATGATTTACCTGAACCTGGACCTCCAAAGAATATAACTAAATCGCCTTTACCGTAACCACCTTGTGTAATTGAATTTAATTCTTTCCATGGTGTAGGAATAACTTTTCTATCGTCTGGTCTATATCGAGATTCAATATCTAATTCAAAATCATGACCTGCGTTTTTTTCTTGGTTATTTGATACTGCTTTAGAAATTAATGTACGAATTGATTCATAATCTCCATCATTTAATAAGTCAACTGAGGTCATAATAGCTTTTTTCATTTGCTGATTTTGACAGAATTCACTAAATTCTTTTTCGATATATTCGTTGTCTGTACTTTTTTCAGCTAATGAATAAGCTTGTTTTAATTCCTCAGTTAACGCAATTTTTAGAACGTCGTTTTCTTCTTTTTTAACCTCAATACTTAATGCTTCTAATGTAGGAGTAGTATGGTATTCGTTAAAATATTTTTGTAATCGTTTAATTATCCATTTTCGTGATGGATTTTCAAAATACTCATCCATTAAAGAATCAGATACATTAACTAGGAATTTCTTGTCCGTTAACAGCAATCCGAGTACTTTAGTTTGGAAGGTATTTCCATACTTATCTAAATTTTCTAATGATGTCATTTATAACCTTTATTATTATTTACTTATCTCCCCAATATAATGAAGAAAAATTCTCTACTAACCAATTCTGCCAATTTACTCTTTCATTTAATTGATCATCCTCCGTCATTTCAATGAAGTTTCCTATATTCAATGCTGGTGGTGCATTATCGATTACATCATCAATAATACGTTTATCATCGTCGTCTATGTTTGGATCTTTTAATGACATTAATTGATAATTAATACCTAATTGGCGTTCAAATTGAATGATTTTAGTATATAATTGATTTTTATCTTCATTTAACTTTGCTTTATTTAGTATATATTCTAAATCAATAGGAGTAGACTCCATTAATTCAGGATATAGCTTAAATACTTTTTTAGGACCTAAGCCCTGGATTCCGGGAACATTATCGCCAGAATCTCCCAATAACATTTTATAGTTAATAAAGTTATTAGGATGTACAAAATACTCTTCCAAAACTTCATCTGTTCTGTATGTTTTCTTTTTAGTTGGTGAATATATTTCTGTTTTATCTGATATTAATTGTAGAAAATCTTTATCAGCAGACATAATCGTTACTTTATCTGTTTCGGGGTCTGCTTCAAATTTTTTAACTAAATATCCCATCACATCATCTGCTTCAATTTTAGGAATACAAATCATCGATACAGGTAGTTGGGTACAATATTCAATCAATCGTCCCATTTGATTAGCCATTGATTCGCTTTCTTCCTTTTTATCGCCAAATACTTTCCAATTTGTTACTTTAATATTAGTACGATTTGCTTTATAATCAGCATATAGGTACTTTTTATTAGTGGAATTGCCTTGCCCGTCAAATACTAAAACAACCCTAGTCGGTTGGTATAGCTTAATAGCATAACCAACCGATTTAAGGAACCCTACTAATCCACCAACGTGATGTCCGTTAGGATTTAAGTGCTGAATAATAGCAAATGAGCGGAGAAATGTATTCATTGAGTCTACAACAAGTACTCTAGCATTTTTTGAATTATTTTTATCTGCGCTTAACTCAGAGAATAACTTATTTAGGAAGTCTTTATCCATTATCTTGTTGTTTAGCTATTTCTATAAGTTTATCAATACAAGCAGATTCTGCTTCTTCGTAGGTTTCATATTCCCAATCACCAGTTGGTCTATTCTTTGGCATTGTGTGGTATTCCTCACCTGTTTTATTATTCCAAATCCAATAGTTATATCCAAGGTCAAAACTATGTTGGTCGGAGGTTGCCTCTATTGAATGTTGCCAATTATGATTCTCCCTAAAAAATTTAAATACTTGTTGTCTAAGTGGAGCCGCAACAACAGCATTCCCCATCCAAGGCTCTCGATTTCTACAATGCATTAACTCAACTTTTGGATTACTGTAGAACCCAAAACACATTTCATCAAACCCTAATTCTTTTAAGGCCTTAGCTTGCTCGTATGTGACAAATTCTTTATTCATTATCTAATTCATCATCAATAGCAATTGTTGGAGCGATATTTTTACCTTCATCCCATTCGCTGCTATCTTCAGTAATTTGTAGATCATCTACATCTACTAATCCTTGGAACCACTCATGTGCATGTTCTTTCTTGTATTTAGCTATTGCATTTGGTGTATCGCTAATAAAACCATGTGGAGTAACAATAATAGTAGATGCAGTTGCTACACCACAATCTGCGTGGATCTTATCAATCGCTATTTTAGTACGTTTAGCAAACTCAACTGATTTACCGTTTTTAGTTGCTTTAATTTTAGACGTACCTGAATTAGTTACGTTACCATAGGTGATAACAACTGCTGCATCCCAATACATTGTATCTCCACCTTTATTAGTACGTTTAGGTTGTGCCATCGGCATCATAGCCGGTTGAACACCTGTTTTATTAATAACGAAGAACGTATTCGTGTATGGATACTTTTCCTTACGTGATAATGGAAATTGCTGGTTGATAAAGTTACCAAATTGAGTAGCCATTGCTCCGGCATTCCACATTGGGTTGTTTTTGCCTTGATCCACACTCATTTGACATGGTAATGATCCAACAGAATCCCATAGAAATAATAAATCATATGGTAAACGTCCTTTAGCTTGCTCATTCATAATATCTGAAATGAATGCTGCTACATCTTCAATATGATTAATTGATCCTCTATCAATATAAAGGAAAAAACCATCGTAATCAATTACTTCACCTGTATCTTCATCAGGAATTGCTGTTAATTCTAATCCCATTTTCTGAGCATGAGAGAAATCCCATTTCATTTCCGAAATGATGAACACAGGCAATATACCCATTTTCTGAGCAGTAACAGCAGTTTCAATAAGTAAAGTTGTTTTACCTGTATCGGAACCTCCACGTGCGATTGTAATTTGTCCCATTGGTACACCAGGAATAGAAAGTGCTTCTTTAACTGCTGGTGTAAATGGAATCCATTTTTGTTCTTTGAATTTAGTAGTCTGATCTAAGTATTTGGATTTTTTAAATGCAGACAAGTTAAATTTAGACTTGTCACCCAAAATATGGGTGACAGTCTCGGATGGTGATTTTTTAGCCATTATTAGAAAGGAAGATCGTCAGTGTCATTAGATGAGTTTATATCAAATAATTCGTCAAATTTATCTGATGCTTTTGTATTTAAAGTAAATGCAGCACGTTCTTCATCTGTTACTTGTCCTACTTTAGTCCAATCTGATTGTGCTGCAGGAGTGGCTTCAGCCGGTGCAGCAGGAGCTGCTGGTGCTGCTTGTTCTTCCTCAGCTTCTGGATTCAACCATTTGGCTAATAATTCCTTAATATCATTATATTCGCGTTTGCGATTAATAGTCATGATATCTGGTTGTTCTTCTAACCACTTATTAACTAAATTAGCATCATCAGAAATTGGAGATGATTTTGGACGAGGACGTAATGTGCAACTAACTACTTTCTTATTAGCTACTTCAGCATGTACAGCATCGATTTTAAAATCAAATCCATCATGGATATCAGTAAAATCACCATAATCTTCATCAGCAGCAAATCCTAAAAGTGATTTGTATACTTCTTTACCAAACTCCCATAAACGAACACCTAAGTGCTCTTCACCACGAACAATAACAGGAACAAACACACGCATTTTTGGATCTAATTTCTTAGCTAATGCCCAGTTGTCACGATCTTTTGATTGACGTAATTTAGCCGCAAATTCCATGATTGGATCTGCTTCACCCCAGTTGTTTAGAGCTAAAATTGGTCCCTTTGCAAAACCATAGTGAAAATATACTTCACGGAATGGATTTTGTCTATTAAATTTTGATGGTACGATGCGAATCGTATAATTGCCTACCTGAGGCTTCCAGAACACTTTCGTGTAGTCGATTTTTTCGTAAGTCTTATTGCCGCTTCCTTTAGGAGCGTTAAGATTACCTAGTTTTTGCTTTAACAAAGCTAAATCCATAATATAACTATTTAAGTTTAAAAATTGTACTCGTAAATGTAATAAAGAAATTCTACAAGTTAATGATCTTGTAGATTTTTGTTTTGATAATGTTTAAATCATTATTCTGAACTAATAGGATGGAATTTTTATAATCTATCCATGTAATTCGGTAATTGGTGTCTAATACACCATTATTCAAAGCCTTTATTAATGCATTTAGTGCATTTATTGTATATAACGTATTTGACTCCTTCTTTCTATGTAACAATATTGTATTAGGCAACACTGATTGTTGCTCCATATTGAATGTATCAATATTGTAAGTGCAAACGTATTCTTCAGTCGACAGCGACTCTAATATAAATATTTTAGAATATAATATAGTATATTTAGTCTGTAAAGTGTTTAGAGTTTCGTCTAGTTCTTCGGGAGCCGTGAATGTGCAGAATAATTTATTCAAATTAATGAATGTATTGTTAAATAAATCGTAACTTAAGTCTAACATAAATATATGATTTATTCTATTCCCGCGTAATGTTGCCCCGATTTTGTAGAGTAATTAAATTTTAGCAATGAAGTTATACTATCTAATAAGTTTTCTGATGAATCATAATCTAATAATATAGAATCGTATGTGTATAAGATAATTTTTGTTTTTTTATCTTTAAGTAAATCCATCACATATGAAAATTGAACTACGTTAAATACTGTTTCAGTGTTTTGAACAATATAATTAAGTAGTTTTTGTGGTGTTGGGTTTTCAATCATTTCTTTAGTGAAACGTTTACCAAATTGAGGACCAATTGCTCCATTATCGGCATCATTCCATAGTTTGTTTGTATAATTATATACTTGTGAAAAGAACGGTTTATCTTGAAATTCTTTTCTAATACCGCCGTATAATTGCTGAAATACTAATTCCTTAATTGTTTCAGGTGTTGATCCTGGGAATTGTTGCGATAAATGATTATATAATTTTCCATCATTATTATGAATATATCCTGATAAATTAGATATAATATGAGGATGATATGCTTTAAAATCTATTTCAACTAACTTATCATTTTCAGGAATAAAAGCAGCACGCTCACCGTTTGTTTTATTTAAAGCAGCAAAATTAATACCATTAAATGCATTTGATGGTCTACTAGTTAATGTATTTAAATTGTATTGTGTATATATTTTACCTTTAGATATTGAGAATTTAGGATTAGGTAATGTACTAAAGTATTTAATGAATGGTTCCTTGTCTAATTTAATACCTTGTTTTTCAATATTATAGAATAACGGAACCATGTAATGATTTAAAAAATCATATTCACGTATATTTTCACTTATTTTATTGATTGTTTGTTCGATATGATCATATACGTTTTCGTATTTTTCATAATGTTTTGCTATAGGAATTAATGTTGATGGTGCTTCAGTATAGTATTTACGTTTAAAGTCAGTTTCAACTTTTGACTCGTATTGATCAACATTTATTGTTTGCAGATTATGATATGAACTAATCAGTTGTACGTCAATTAGTTGAGGACTCAACGTGGAAAAGTGGTGTAACACCGCTTTCTTATCTAATGTGTATATGTTGTTGACTTTAGATAGTTTGTCGAGTATATCGGTGATTGTTAATGAAAACGATTCGGTATGATTAACACATAGTATATAACCCTTATGACCTTTTATCCATCGAACATAAATTAAACTGATATTCTGTAACGCGGGATGATAATTTTCATTGGTAGGAATGATATGAATAAACGTATCTTCACCAATATATAACTGATCTAATTGATCTTTTCGTTCAATAATGTAAAACATGATATAACCTTTTAATTAAATGTATATAGGAAATTATAAATTAACAAATGTTTTTAATCCTGGTATTTGTTTTTCTCCTTCTGTTATTTGTTGATCTATATCCCTTAAATCAAAATTAATAGAGACAATTTTATATGTTGGATCTTTTATAAAATTAGAAAACATAGGATCCATTGAATCTATTTCTCTAATTATAGCTTCATTGTTTTTTTGAATGTAATTATGAGTTCCTGTTTTAGGAACACCGGATGACTGTTGTATCGGTTTTGGAGGAAATACTTTATCAGCAATTGTTTTTGCTGTTTCTAAATTTGATTTAGCAAAATTATAGGCATCAGTAAAGAATCCAGTTGTAGATGCTATATCGGCCATAAAATTAACTGGTGTTAATTCTAATAATGTCTTTGTTGGATATACTGTTGAATCTTTACCTGCATAAGCAACACCATTTTCTACATAATAGTATCCTTTATACTCAGTACCCGAAGAGGCAATTACATATTCACCTCCATGAGTGTATTTCCCAGTTTTTATTCTATTTTTTGGTGTACGTCCTCCTTTAACCATTATTTAAGTGATGTTATTTTAGATAATTTATCATCTTTTGATATAGTATATCCGAATTTTTTAAAATAGCCAATTATATAATTCACATACTCAAATGGATTATTATTATCACTAGCAGGAGCATATGTTTCAATATACTGTATTAATGTTGCATCTTTAGGGTAATATTTAGTTCCTTTAGTTATAATTAAATCAATTTGAGCAGCGGATGCTTTAATACCATATTCTAAACTATCAAATTCAACAAATTTACTTCTATTTCCTGATCCTCTTCCTTTTATAGGAATATTACCTACCGAATTAATAAAATTTCCAGGATTATTTAAGTCAAAATTAGGATTTCCTGGTTTGAATCCTTCTTGTTGAGCTTGAGCTGTCAATAATAATTTTAATCCATTTGATGCAGCAGGTAAAGCCTTATCTCTAGCTGGAATATAAATTTTTGAAATAGTATCAGAAACAGAAATATTTGGAACAATTTCTGCAGTACCTGTACTTGGAGAATAATTCACAATAAATTGATAGTTAGTAGATGGAGGATCCTCTCTAATATAATTAGCATCTGGGATATATTGGATACCTTCAATAGTGGTTGTCCAGTCATTGTTTTGAATTTGATGACTGATTTTTGTAGTATAATATCCTACAGCTTTCCCGTTTTCATTATATGATTTAGGAATAAATGTTTTATCTACTATAAATAAATTTCCAATTACTAATCCTGAAATACCATCTAATGTGAATGATATTTGAGTGGGTAAAAACATACTATTTTTATTATCTGTATTATATTCTTTAGTAATAAATACTATTATATCACGTAAATAATCTTTATATGAAGTGGATAAATTAGAATCAAAATTACTATCAGGAGAGGAATCATAATACTTTCCAATAAATGGTTTGATATATAAAGCTACTAATCCAGATAACGATGAAATTAAATTATTTATTTGATTAGATTCATTTATTAATGGTGAATCTTTTTTAGGTACTAATCTATCAGTGATGCCTTTATTAAAAGCAACTAATGTGCTATTATCTAAACCTAACTTTCCTGAATCACCTTGAGCGGCTATTGCAATCATAGATGATTGATCTGTAAATATTTTTGATTCTAATTTTAGATTTCTAATAATTGATTTATTACTTCCAATTTCGAATTTAAATGGAGTATCATCAGATTTGATGTAATTTAAATCTATAATACGTCCAATACCATCTTTATCATCAATATGTAATTCAAAATTATTTACATTACCAATAGATGACTGCACATCTTTAATTATTGTTTTAATGAATTGAGACAATGATATAGATGATTTTTCGTTTGGATCTTGAGATTTTGCATTAAGATCGTTTGCTAATTTATATAGATGTTTTAAATTAACATATATATTTCCTATTTGACCAACATGCACTTTTGATGATGTTTTATCAACAAAATTGTTCGGTATTTGAGTGATAAATGTTTGGTAGTTTTTACCTAATTCTTTTATTAAAGTTTTTTCTTCTTCTACTTTTTGAGCGTTTTGAATTGCTTCATTAACTGTTGATTGTTGAGCATTTAAAGCAGCATCTAAAGTAGTATCATTAGATACATCAGTTAATCCTTTTATAATAGATTTTTGATCGTCTGTTAAAATACCAGGATACCTACCCCTAACTAAATTAATGAATTTTATATCATTATTTTTTAAAAATAAGTTAGTTTCCTTTGGTTCATATTTATTTCTTAAAGTATTTACTAATGTAGGATAATTTCGCAAATAATTCCACGATCTTAATTTATCACTTTTATATTTTTCTTCAATTTTAGCATTACCATCTTTATCATATCCAATTTTAACTAAATCTTTACCTTCATTAATACCCCCTCTTACAGTTTGGTACACTTGTTGGAAAAATCTAAAATATTCAGTATCAGGTTTACTTGGATTTTTTTTCTTCCAATTTTCATAATCAGCATGAATATTAATAGTTATATTATCAAGTGCATTAACTTCTTCTTTAGATATCTTATCAATCCATCCAACCATTTTTGTTCGTAATGCTTTGGCTTCTCTCCCACCTAAAGTAGCTTCATATTCTTTAGGAACAATAGGAATAGCATCAATATTAATATTAATATTAATATTTTGTAATACTGTTGTCCAATAATCATTACGTATTAAACATACATCAGGATCAACAGATGTCATTAATACATTATATAAACATTTTAATAAACCGTTATTTCCTTTTATATATTCTCTATCCCTAACTGATAATTTAGTTAGTGCTCCTTTATTATTT